ATAATCCCGGCCAGTAAGGGCGAAGATGCCACACCAGCGCCGACGCCAATGGCATCAACAGCAATGTTGCTATAAGGAACTCTTTCGTGAGCAGCTCCTTCTCGGATGGCATTGATAATTCCGTCTGTTTGCAGTTGTGCATAGAGGTCAAACTTATAAGCTTCTAATCCGTGCCAGTAGGTGAAGATGGTCTTGTCTGAGCCATCGTCGGCTATGTCAACGGTCAAGTAGTTGTCCGGCGTCTTCGGTATGGTGTTGCTAAACATGTCGAGGAGTGAGTTGTATCGGAACAGTGCGCCTTCATTCTCCACGTACTCGGCCAGGATTTCTTGGCGGTAGGTTGTGGCGTCCATATCTTGCTTGGCCGCTTCCAGCTCCTCCCGTGGAATGTGTGGGTTATCAAACGTGGTGAAGCCAAAGGCGGCCCACTGGCTATCCATCTCTTTCTCAAGCCGTCGAAGGTTCGGGTTCTCCTTCTTCGGAGTGCCGATGAAGTCTGCGGTACCTGCTGTATCAATAAGCGCTGGTCTGAATATCTCCTGCCAACCCACGAAGAAATCTTTCATGGTGTCGAGTTCATCAAAGGTGATGTGGTGCGCCTTCATACCGCGATAGTTCTCACGGTTCTCCCAGCCACCAATGAAAAGCGTTGAGGTGCCGCCGTCTTTGGTAGGCACACGCATCTCAAGCCTGCTCTCATTGGCTTCACCTAGTTTCCCGAGCCGGGTCTTCAATGCCTCCCAGATGATGGCTCGGGATTGTTTCTGCGTAGGGCTTACAAAGAAGACATTACTGTCCCTTGCCGTCATTGCCTTGAACAAGATAATCTCTATCTCAACTGCGGTTTTCCCGCTTCTGCGCCCAGCACGGATTACTTTGAAACGAGCGGGGTTTTCGACAATCTCCCGCTGCTTGTCATGCAACAACATGTTTGGAGCGACGTGGACGCCGATTGAGTGCCTGTTGTTTCCGAGTAGCCCACCGGCAATTTTCGGGAGAATAACCTGCGTCGTTGTCTACGCGGTCGAGGGACAGGCCCGGTGGTGGGAAACCCATGTCTTCCAGAAACATCGGAAACTCATTCCATCGTTCACAGATGTTGATGCCTCTACCGCCATAGTCTTTATAGGCTGCATCGTTGGGGTTCATGCAGCGTCGGCGCATTCCCTTCCATACTCCATAGAGTTTGAGCTTGTTGGCTAGGCCATGTTTGTAATTCGCAAAGGGAATACCACGCACAGCATTTGAATAGCACGGGCGGGAGCAATAGGTGCGTTCATCGAGATGACTGAGCGGCACACGAATAAGCCTGAAGCATTCAGGGCAACACAAGTAAGCGGGAATGCTATTGAATTGGTTGGTCGTCTTTTTCATCCTTGAAAGCGGGATCAAACAAGATAGTTAGTGCGCTGCCTCCACTTGTTACATCTATGCCTTGTGGCGCTTTGCCAAACAACTGGTCGCCTACCCAGGTAGCCAGTCGCATATCCGCCATGTAGGTGGAGAGTATGAATTCCACAAAAGCTGCGCGATCTTCAGCGCTTACATAATCAGCAAAACGTGGCTTAGTTACTGAGCCTTTTGGGCGTCCTGCGCCTGGTTGTTTGCCACCTTTGGCCATAGATAAAATAGAAAAAGAATCTACTCACACGCAATGCATACGTTGAAAGAGGGGTCTTCGGGGAGGTCAGCAGGGACGAAGCGAACATCATTTACGTCAAACTGTATTTCCTTTAGTGCAGCTTCTCTAGCCGCTACGAGGTCTGGAGGAAGGCGGAATGCAGGTTTGTCGCTCATACACTCAAGTCTAACACACCACAGCCCATCACATGCTCCATCATCTTAAACAGGTCCGTAGTCTTCACGTCCTCATCTCGGCACTTCATGCACTCGTGATGCTGCTGTCCTGCGTAGCTGCTCCATTTAGTGTCTATGTAATCTATTAGTGCGCTCATCATTCAAGCGTAGCATTTAAATGGTCAGGGCCTTGTTGAGCCGTGTCAGAGGTGGGGATAGTGGATTGGGCAACATTAAATGAAATTGGCAAGATACTCGCCGGATCAAATAGCAGCCAGTCTCTCCTCTTTCCTTGTTGACCGTTGGAGTTCATGACTTGCGGCGATAATGATAAAGACCTGCGAAGAGTACCTTCTTTCGAGGCATTTTGTACTCATTGAGATTAAAGAGTAAGCCCAATAGCGCCCACTCCTTCCTTGACCACCACATGCGGCGCAATTCAGGGTTATCCCGTTTTGCCGCCCGTATCTTCTCCCAAATGTCGTTGGGGTTCATACATTTGCTTCTTCAATCTTGCGCACTAAGCCGTCGATGATACTCCCTACATTGCGGTAGTGTATGACGTTGAAGTGCTCTTTTGGTACGCCTCCGAGGAGATAGATGAGTTCAAAGCGGGGGTGTCGGAGCCACCAGCGCATTCGTTCAGTCAGGCGTTTCATACATCAATGCAAATAGCGACGAGTAGGCCAGCGCCAAAGCCTCCTACAAAGACTAGAGCGAAACAGGCGATGAGTTCTGGGGTCATAGCTTTGCAGGTATAGCGTATAGCTCAATGCGGGGCTTATTCTTGTCATAGTGCCGCGAAAGAAACAGGCGGCTAATCTGGCTATCATCGTTCCATACGATACCAGTGAGTGCATCCAGGTAGAGCTTATTCATGTTGTCGAGGTCGCGCCGACGCTTGTCTTTGAAATAGAACATAACGCCGACTTCAATGTCACCCTCTAGTGGCTTCTCTTTCCATTGGTTCTTAGCCTCTAGTTGGTAGACCTTCTTGATGTTCTTCCCTTCGGCGGTCATGTAGGTGTGTGGGTGGCGACCAACACAGGCAGAACGGTAGATATGTCCTGTGCTCTTTGGCTCTCCTTTGAGAGTTATCATATTAGCCGGAAATGAAGTCCTCGGGACCTCGCTCTAATTCATCCAACTCCTTTTCAATGCAGGGGTTGCAGACACCGTCGTAGGTTTGGATGTTCTTTGTGAGGCAACGCTTGCACCGACGAGGGGGCAGTGGCGAAATCATAGCTTGGATAATTGCTCGTCGAGCATTTCCTGGTATTCGTCGTGAGAATACACAGTTGTGGCATCAAGGAGGTTCGTATCTCGGGCGAGGGTGCGAACCTTTATCTTCCCGATGAAGGGATAAATCAGGGTGCGAGGATGGGTGTCTTGTGTGATTTCTATTTGCAACGCGTCACGAAGAATGCCCGTCCAGTCAATGACATGGGAGTGAACAAGTGTGGCGTTGCCCTTTTTTATCCGGGCTATCTCAGTCATAGCAGAACGATTGCATGGAATATGAAATACGCAAGGGAGCCTATGTAGATGAAAGGGGATAAGACGAAAGCCAGCAGGATTAGTATTTCCCACTGGCTTCTTGGTTTCATCAGGTAATTGTAGCAGCTCGTGCCGCCTCCATCTCCGCACGAGTGCGCCTCTTCCTCCTCACCTTCTGGCCCTCGGGGGCTGGGGACTTGTCGGTGCTGTCCTTTACTAGGGTGTAGCCCAGTGCAGTAGCTTTCTCCGTGATGTCGCTCAGTATGGCCGCTTCGATGTCTGCTAGCTGCTTGCGTGCTGCTTCAAGTTCTGTGGTGTTCACTGACTATCTCCTTGGAACAGGGTTGATTGCAATTTACGTTCGACGGTTACGATGGTGTCATTCTTGCTACCTCCGTGGCTTACGAGCATGATTTCTACGATTTCAAATCCATGCTTCTTGCCGAAACCGACACTGTTCCAGCAAAAACTGATGGCGAGACCGCCGGGTTCGATGAGCGGTGCTGCCGCATTTTTAACCCGCGAGTAGAAGTTCGCTGAAGTGTCCAGTGCGCGTGCAGATTTGCCGATACCTTGATAGTGCTCGGCAATCTGGCGGTTGCTGTAGGGCGGGTCGAAGAGGATACCCTTGAAAGTCTCGCGGTTCGTCAATGTCGGCAGTTGGTGGCAAAAGTCCACAGCCTCCATGTGGAATTCGGCTTGACGCTCCGGGTTCATGTCGTTCGTGAATTCAGCGGGGCTGGTATTGCCAGCGAAGGGGTCGAACCATCCTGTTCCATCACCTACATAGCGTTTTAGTAGTTCGTCGATGGGTTTGATGGTGAAGGTCCACGCGGAAGACATCGCCCATTCACGGGTAAAGAGAATGCTTTGCTTAGGTTGGAAACCCATAGTTATATCCCTTTCATCGTATCAGATGAAAAGGAGATTGGAGGAGTTATCCCCCTCGTCCATTTGGGGAGAATAGGTGTGAAAAGAAGAGAGCGCCGATTAGCGCTCTCCGTAAGTCTGCACTATCCACTCAGCCGCTTTCACATGACTTAGCCGTTTCATTCGCACTACCAATTCGAGGCCGTCGCCGGTGCTGTCACAGCGGAAGCAATGCCAGAAACCGCCTAGAGCGATGGCGAAGGCTCTTTGGTCCCTGTGTCGGCATAGTGGGCACGCGCACCTATACGAGGTTGGTTCCCTGCGGAGTTTTAGTCCGAGAGTAAGAGCGATGCGTTCGACTGGTATGTCCTTTAACCTTTCAAAGTCCATCTTATTCACCTCGTGGGTTAGGAGCTTTCCTTTCTTCATTATACGCTGACGGTAGTGTTAGCTGGTGGATGGGGGTGAGGTACCTTTCAGAGGGCAAGCCAAGGCCGCTGAGCAGAGCCACTGCAAACGGAGAAATACCTAAGCAACTCTGGGGTATGCAAACCCAATAGCGGTACAGATGGGAGTTCGCTCCCTTGGAAGAAATGCAATAAAACCTTCTTGCCCGCCCCCACCCACTCGCTAGCAGAGATGGGAGAAAGAGAGAGACGCCATGGCGTTTCAGAAAGATGACGAGAAAGGGAAGAAGCCGGATTTCACACTAAGGGCCAAACAGCCTGGTTCGGAAGACTTCTTCTACGATGTCGGCGCGTGTTGGATTATCAAAGTGAAGGGCGAAGATGCGCTCAGTATCACGATGCACACCAATCCGCTTCCCGACCCCAAGACCGGCCGTATCAGCATCATCGGTCTGCCGCCCAAGAAGGCGGAATGACTACAAGGGCACAGCGCAAATGCTGGCCCTTTTTATATGCAAAAGAAAAGAGAGCCAAAGGGGGTGCCGTCCACAATGGCTCTCTCTCGGTGTTGTCAGCATCGGCATTACAAGCTTACCTAGGTAGCTAGCCGACTTCAGGCTTGAGCAAAGCTCGCTGACAGTTCCGGATATATTCTAACACTCCCAGAAGCGATTGAGGTACATAGGCTCATGGCCTGCGCGTTGATACGGTACGGTGAAGGTGAAGCCGTCGGGTTGTGGGTAGGCCATCTCACCACCCATTCTCAGGTCGTGATTGCCCCAGTCTTTCCATGTTGCCACGCCAATGTATTTGCAAGCGCCTATTTCTTTGGGAATTACCTTGTCAAGAATGTAGTAGCCCATGGCTTCGCTGACGGAGAGGATACTCACGAAGATGCGGTCAAAGCCGTGCTTTGTTTTCTCTTCGTGAAATTGTGCGATGTTGCGTATCTTGTAGGTCCAGGTCTGGCGGGTTGTTGACTTTTCGGTAGCGCCAGCCTGTTCAGTGTTCCTATCATTTTCTTTGAACCGGAAGATGTGGTGGTCTCTGGTGGCCAGCTCGATAGGGCGGTTGCGGCCGTCAAATTCAAAGTTGATGTCGGGCGTGTGACCAAAGCGCATCTTAAAGCGAGGGTCAGCCTCTACACCAAAGCGAATTGAGGCCGTGTCCATATCGTCGTGCACTTGGTGTTTGAACTGCACCTTCGAGCGTGTGACAGGTGCTTCATTGAAATGTTTCTGCATGTACTCGTCCGCTTTGTGCGTGCGAGACCAGGAACTGTGTTTGCTGTGTTTGGTGTTGGGCTTGTCGCGTTGCAGGTAGCCCGCGTCAACAAGTTCGCGTAGGCGGTCATCGAGGCTGTTGAGGTAGTTGCGGCCCAGTTGCTTGGCAAGCCAATGGCCCGGTAGCCACTGAGCACCTGTTTCAGGGTTCAGTGCATGGAATATGGCGATGTCGTGTTTGGTGATGAGCATACATGGGAGAGTGGCCTCGCCATGCTGGATGTCCATTTGGAGAGACTTGCAGTAATGCTACCACGTCTCCCAGCCACCTTTGCCTTCATCATCCTTGGTGGGGATTTCTGGCAAGGGCAGGTCTACGTCCCGTAGTGATAGCTCGTTCTGTTGCTGTTTGATGGCGGCTGGTTCTGGTATAGTAGGGGTATCAGCTTCGGCTGGTGTTTCTTTCAAACGGTGCGAGGGCTCGGCGACTTGATACGCCGGGCCTTTGTCCTTTGGCATACTCTCCAGACTGCCATAGGGCACGCGGACCCGATAGCTCGTCTTATTCGGCGCGACATTGACTGCCCAGTACGCATGGGAGCTTTCGACGCTTTCCATGCTGCGGATAAAGTCGGGGGTGGTGTACATTTCCCGTGCTAGTATGTTGGCATCACTATGCGAGACGGGCCCAGCGATTTTAATCGCAGTAGCGCCATATATAGCGGCTTTGACATCCTCGGGGATTTGCTGAACGACCTGCGTCGCGGCAACAAACCCGAGGCCATACTTGCGGCATTCCGTGAGTATGTTGCTCGTCTGACTGTTGAAGATGTGATGGGCCTCGTCCGCGAAAAGGATGCAAAGATGGCGTTGCGAAGGATGCAAGCGCTCGCGGCGAAGTGCGGCACTAAAGAATTGACCTACGAGGAACTGGAGAAAGACCGTCATCCCCTCGTCACCGAGCGAGCGTCTGGCCCCTTTAACAAGTACGACTTTACGTTCTGACATGGCCGCGTCTGCATCAAAAGAATTCGTCTTCGCACTAAACATCTCTCGGAACGCATCAGAGGATAGGGCGCTGTACAGCTTCCAGCCGATGGCGTCCTTTGTCTCTTGCATGCGGCTGCTGTAGAATTGGTTATGAAAAAATCCTTGGTCTACGCTATTCAGGCTTGCTATTGCAGGCCAGAAGACGGATTTCTGTGCGTCTTTCACTTTTTCATCAACAATGAGGCGAAGTGTTTCAAGGGACGCGTCAGGAAGGCGTCGAAGCATCTTAAGTAAGTACGGAACAATAGCACCCTGCTTATCACTCAGTCCTCCACTCAAGGAGGACATTAGATAGCTGAACGTCTGGAGCGTTTGCGCTTCGGTCGAGGTGCCGAAGTCGAGGAAGTTTAATGGCGGAGGATTTTCGTCAGGATTGAGAAGTACAAGACGAGACTGAGGGACACGATTATGCAGAGTTGTGTAAAGGTCACCATGGGGGTCAAGAACAAACAGACCAGGTTGCTCAGGAGAGGATAAAAAGCCAGATATAAGAGAGCCAAGTAGCTGGGTCTTTCCATGATTGGGAGGTGCGAGCACTATACCATGAGAAGCGAAGGTCTTGCGGGGGATAACAAACGGGACCTGTGTATGCAGGAGTGGCCAAAATGGCGTGTGCTTTAGGAATATGCGTACCAGCTCTTCTGGCGTCTCATCTATCTCATAGGGTAGTGGTAGGCTTTTCTTTCTGCGTTCGTTCCGGGACACACCGTGGTAGTTATTCTCGTTGTCGATCAGTTGCTGGCGCAATTCATACAGGTGGCCGCTGTCTTTGAGGACGCTCAATATTTGGTGGTCCACTGCCAGCATGAACATCTTCCAGTCGATGATGCTGTAGAGGGGAACCGTGGGTAAGGTCCCTTGTTGTTCGCGCCAGTTCTCATGCTGGTAGGTGAATTCATTTCGAGTGAGGTTATAGCTATCCGGGATTGCGTCGCAGAGCCGGGAGAAGATTTTGAATAGCGCTTCGTCTATCTCCGGCCCGCGTTCTATCGCGTCGTAGCAAATGATAATCGCACGCCACACGGCATACGGCGGGTAGCTCGTGCAGTTCTCGATGAGCCGGGTGGGAACTTCCTCCATGCTAAATCTCATGCCTCTCGATTTCAGGTTTCCCGCGTTCTTGGCGCTTGGCGTAGTAGAGCTGTTCATCCAGACGAGAGCGCAGCGCATAGAGGCCGTCGAGTAATTCCTCCTTGGCTTTGTCGAGTTCCGCCATATTCGGGAAGTCCACGGCTTTAAGGTCGATGAGCCTGCGGTTCGTGTAGGAGACAATCTTCTCGGGATAGTCCGGATGCCGGTACCCAAACAGTTCTTTATCTTCGATGTTCGCACTCTTCATCGTGTCCCAATCGCGCTGGGATAATACTACGTCGATGTGGAGGCGTTTCCAGTTCCTGCCGAATGCGGAGTGTTCGCTCATCACACCTTTGGTGACATCGGAGACGGTGAGATTAATCTTTATCGGTCCCTTCGCGGGTGCTGCCTGATACTGGAAATGCTGTTTGACCTTGTCGTGGAAGGCTAGGAAGTAAACGAAGATACCGAGGGCAACGAGGGGCGCTATCCAGAGGATGTGCCCGACGTTCGTGACGCCTTCCATGAAGACGTAGTACGCGCCGATTGAGACGAGGATGAACGCGCCGATTTTGCCGATGACTTCCATCAAGCCCCCCGCATGACGCCTTCGATAAAGCTGGAGTGTCCGTCCGTACCGGGTCGAAACGGGCACATGTAACTGGCTAACACTACGGCATCTTCGTACAGGACGCCACTGGCTGTTTTGTCTTTGACCTTTAGGAGTGTCCGTTGGAGTTTCGGCGGTACGTCTTCGAGCGCAGGGAGGCCGGTGATGAGGCAGTCATCTCGTACGAGGCTCGCATGACCATCACGTAGGTAGAAATCACCATCGGGAATGATGAGCTGGCCTGTCCATTGTCCGATAAGGAATAGGCCCAGAATGAGTGCGTCTTTCTCTCCTAACTCTGCACGGTTCAGGCGCACTAACACTACGGAGTTGGGATTGAAGGAGAAGAGATGCTTATGGTCACAAAGGACACGCTTGACTATCGGGTTAAACAAAACGTCCGATATAAGCCGCTGAACCTCCTCATCCTCACTTTGGAGCTTATCGAGGTGATACGAGGCTCTGAGGGCATTCTGGAGGGCAATGCGGCCATTCCTGACGGTCAGTGTGTTCTCGCCACCGGGGCTAATAGCGTAGAGGACATCCGCCAGTTCGCGTGCCTTCTTCTCGGTTATGTTCTTTAAGGGATTGAAGCTGTGTAGTGTTAAATCGAAGTAGCGGGCCTTGGGGAAGTCCTCTGGGACCTCATCGGCGATGTACAAAAATCCCGATTTGCGAAATTGCTGCAATTCGGTTTCGATAATTTCATGATTTTGATTTCCAACAAAAAGTTTATTCACAAATTCATTATTGGCGGAAAACACGATGAGTAGAGCCTTGTCTCCGAGGATGCTCAAAAGTCTTCCGCCGTAAACAGAGCTAGCCTTCATTAATTATACGGTAGTTACTCCCCCGTTTCGTCACGTAAATGCATTACAGGCATATATAGCTCGTGACTCAATGGGTTTCCCCCGAGCCATAGTCTTTACTTGCATTAAAGACGTCATTGGCGAGCGGGGCGTCAGTCGGCCGTTGTCCTTTATAGTTCTGCAATGAACTAAGGCCGAAAACACATTGAGTCACGAAGCGAAAGCGAAGTGACGAAACGGGACCTGTGGCTATATGCAGCGGTTTGGGCAGTATGTCGGCTCAGATTTGGTACATATGTTAAGGGTATGTCGTTTTAGGGCTCTACATATGCCCGGAAAAGAACCCCGATAGCCTGTTACAGCTACCGGGGCTTTGGCTTACTCCATCTCTGGAGCGTCTAGTGGCGCTGCAACAAGCACCAGGCTAGTACTTCTTTCTTGAACCAGCCGACCTTTGAGTTTTTGGAAGTCCCGGAGAGTACAACTCTCTTGGGGAATTTTCCTTTGCTTTCCAGTCGATCCACTTGGGTCATCGAAATGGGCACTATGTCCCGGATGGTTTTCTTGCTGTAGAAGCCTTCGTCCGACATATCGCAACTCCGTTTGAAGGAGCTGTCGACAGCCGAGCGACCGGATTGGCCGCGCGGTTTATATAGCTGAGGTGCGTTTGGGGCGGTAGTGGGTCTTGTAGTAGTAGGCTGTGTTGTCGCGATGCGAAGCCCACTCAAGATTGGAGTGGTGATTGTTATGTTTGTCGCCATCGAGATGATTGACTTCCGCAAGATGAAGTGGATTAGCTAGGAACGCCAGAGCCACTAGGCGATGTATATAACGCTGAAAATACTGGCCATTGACTGTTAGTGTGACCTTCAGGTAGCCGCGAGACTGGCGGAACGGTCTTAGAAACTTACCCGAATGCTTTGAATTGAAGTCGTTGCCCGATAACCATTTACGTGGGTAGCTCCAAATCTGTCCATCTTCAGTAGCCGCGTATAAACCTTCAAATCCTGGTATGTCTTTCACAAGTAATCGCGCCTAACGCCGACACGCTTTGCAAGTATGTCGGCACTAGGAGCTGCAAAGCTGATAATGTAATCAGTATAGCACAGCCGTACGGCAGGATTGCCGCCCAGAAAAGCTAGAGTTCCAGTCCGAGGGATGCAAGGTGCTTTTCATACCGTAGGAGGGCTTCTCGTAGCTCTGGCAGGTACTTGTAGCGATTGTAGATGGCAGTGACGCCCTCATCGCTTTCAGGTGCGTGGTTGAGTAAACGAGAGATTAGGTGGGGCAAAGTGCCAATCTGTGCATGTGTTACGGCAAAGAAGCGCCTCGCATCATGTACGGACCAATCATCAATATTGATTTTCTTCTTCAGTTTATTCCAGCTATTCCAGTTGGCGCGTGGTGCTTGAGCAATTTGTTGCACCAATTTCTTAGAGTACGGGGTGAGGGGTACGATATGTTCTCGTACAGACTTGGTCTCAGTACTTGGAATGACTAGGGTATCTTCCTGTATCCAGCTACTTTGAATAGCCGTTGTTTCTCCTCTACGAGTACCAAGAAGAATACAGGCGCGCAGGACAAGACCAAAGCTGTGCAAGTCTTTCGTCTCATGCCAGATTTGCTTTACCTCTACTGGCGACAATACTCTATCGCGGCTCTTCTGGCTTACCGGCAAGGGTAGGCCATTCATGGGCGAGACCGGGATGATGTCACGGGCTACGAGGTAGTTCATAAAGGCCTTCAAAGCCCTGTGGCAGTGGAGTTGTTCGCTTGGGGTCTCACGCAAGCTATCCGTGATAGCGAGGATGTCTCGCTTGGTGACGGCGGTTAGGTCGGATACCTTCGAGAGGAAGTGCTTGCGTAGTAGGCGCTCCTGCTCGGCTTTCCATCGATTACCAGCATCGAGCTGGCGCACGTAGTCCTCGATGCATTGGAGAGGCACCTGGGCGTACGGGAAGGCGTCAGAGCCGTCGAGCATCGAAGCGGCTTTGAGCCGAGCTTGCTGTAGGCTGAGCGCCGGATATTTTCCGAGGGTCCTAAGTCGGCGTCGCGAGCCGTGCATGATGATGAAGGTCTTACGACGTTTGCCGACTAGGACACCAAAGGCTGGAAAGGCAGCGTCCCAGTATCTTGTTTGCTTCTCGGATTTGAGCTTGGATACCGACAGGTCGGTGAGCTTCACTACGGGCATTTAGTCTCTCCTTTAGTCTCTTTTTCGAGGGAAAACGGGTGGTGTGAGTTGGAGCGACATGCACCGGGAAGTTATGTAGGTTCAGAGGCTTAGCAGTCCATTTGGAGTGAGCTGGTGCGGCCTGGAAACCCTAT